CAGCCAGGGCCATACCAGCAAAGGGAATGTAGGCATATGCTGAATAAGATTCGGCTGTAGCTGTGTCAAGAGCAGAAGCAGCTTTGGTAGCTGCTGCTGCTTTATATCCTACTGCTTCCTGGATAGAGGAAATAATTGATTTAGCAGCCATATCAGCAAATACATTAACAACAGATGATAAAATAGATTGAAATATAGACTTTATAGCCTGTCCTAATTTCTGGTGTTCCAATATCATAGAAGATATAGCTTTACTTGCTGCTGATTCAGCACTATTCCACATTGTTGTATAATATTTATTTTGTTCTTTTGCTAATTCTAAAGTTAGCTTATTCTGCTCTTGATTATGTTTCAGGGTAAGCTTTTGAATGTCATTCTTTAGCTTTTGCTCTTCTGCTATATCTATATTTCCAGCAGCTTTTCTTAATGTAATGCTATCATTAATAGCTTTGACTTCTTCATTATATTTTAATGTATCTAAAGCCTTTAATTGTGTTAATTCTTGAGTAGCTGATATAATACCTAATTTAGCTCTGTTTGATATATCTTGTTCTAATAATGTATATCTTGCTGCTGCTATTTCTTTCTCACCAGCTAATTTTTCTTGATCATATCTTTTATTTATTTCTTTCCATTTATTGTTTCTTTCTTCCTGCTCTTTAGCCATATCAATATCATTTTTATTCTGTTCTTTGATGGCATCATTAGCTGCTTTTTGAGCTACTATTTTATCTTGTTCTGTTCCTATAATACCTTTTAAAGCTAAATCATATCTGAAGGCTGCTAATTCACCTTCTTTAAGCAGGATATTTTCTCTTGTTTGTGCTTCTGTAGCACTCTTAACAGCTTCTCTATGTGCTTCTGCTGCTTTCTGCCTTTCTTCTGCTGCTTTCTTATCTTTTTCTGCTTTTTGTGGGTCATATGATAAACCACTACTATGAACCAAGCCAGCTCTAACAAGTTCAATTTGAAGCATTTTTTCATTTTCTATTCTTGCTTTTTCCATTGAAGATAAATAAGACTCTAATGCTTTTTTTTCTTCTTCTCTATTTTCAACAGTTGTTTTAGTTAGCTGTCTATCATTACCTATAACCTCTATTGTTGTTTCTGACCTTTTTATTAACCCTTTATTAATTGCATCATTAATAATAATTGTTTCATTTGCATATTTTAATGTATCTGTTTTAATTTTTTCTAAAGCAATAGAGTGTTGAATTGAACCATCAGAAATTAATTTCTGTGATAGTTTTTCTTGTATGTCTGTTTCACCTTTTGCTTTTGTTAGTTCCTTTTGTAGTTTTATACTTTCATTTGTAATAATATTTGTTTCATTACCAAGGTTTTTGCCTTCTTCTCTTCTTTCATCAATTTCTTTTAGAATAGCAGCAAAGGCTAAACCAGATTTACCAAAAGCATCTAATAATAGCTGGTCCCTGCTGGTAGCATCACCATATGATTCCATTTTGGATACTACAGCATGAATATATTCACCTAATGTAGCATGTTTAAGAGCATTTTCATCAGTAAAAACACTATTAGCTACTAAGGCTTCTGAATGTTGTTTAATGCCTCTTTCCATTCCTTTAACAATATCATTCAAATCTTCAGTTTTACCACCAGCTAAGGCTATAGTTGCTACCCATTCATTAAACTCCCGAGTAGACATACCAGCAGTAATAGAAAGCTGTTTATAATTTTCTACCAACTTACCAGTATTTTCAATAGACTTTGGTATTATTTCTATGATAGACTTAATGCCTTCTATAATTAAGCCTAAAGTCTTTTCAGCAGCACCAGCCAAGGTTCCAAAACCTATAGCAGCTTGAGCTATAGATTTAATGCTCAAATGTTCAAAGGCTTCAGACAGAGCATCTACATCTTGTTTCTTTGCTGTAAACTTGGCTATTCTTGCTTCAGCTTCTACCAGGGCTGCTACCAATGAAGCATTATCACCTTCAATTGTAACCTTCAAATTATTGTTATTGTCTGCCATCTATTATCCTTAATCTTCTAAATCTTCTAACCATTCTGGAGGCTGTGGAGGCTCTGGTAATTCCTTACTATTCTGAAATAAGGGCAGAGAAGAGTAATATAAAAGCTGTTGATGCCTATATATTTCTAAATCTTCCTTCTGTAATAAATCATCTAACATAATTAAAGCAATATCTGCTGGTAGGTCTAAAGCTGCTTCTAATCCACCAGCAATAGGGCTTAACTTTCTTGCAACTCCAAACCTAAAGACTGTTTCAGTGTCTTGGTTTTCATAGCTTGAATCTGATTTACTTCCTCTGCTGATAATCCTGAAACTATAAGAGAAAATCTTTTTGACCCTTGAATAAAAAAACCAAGCAGTTTTGCTACCTCTTCAGGGTCCATATCATAAGCTTGGTCTATAAAAGGCTGTAAGATATCCTTATTACCAGCTATAAATAATTTAAGACTGTTTTCATCTGCTAAAGAGATAGCAGCCATTTGAACAAAGGCTTTATTATCATTCTTCATAGCAGCTTCTAACCAGGGCTGTGCCAACTCTAACTTCCTCAAACTAAATCCTGTATTACTCATAATTCCTCTATATATTCTATTAAGTAATTCTTGCTTATTTAGACAAAAAAGAAGGGTCCATTTCTGAACCCTTCAAAGTATTAATTATTATGTTATTAATTATAGTCCAGCAGCAGTTACATCATCTGTTAGAGCCACTGGAGGCATCGGTCCTGAACCAATTAAGGTCATATCACAAATAGCTTCTGCTGTCATTTTGACTGTAGCAGCACTCTTTTTATCAATCTTTAAGGTCCAATCTGGAGTAATGGTAGCATATGGAATATAGATATTTCTGTATTCCTGAACAGCACCAGCAGAAACAATTTCTGAAGGGTATCTTATTAACATGGCTACATAAAGAGGCACAGACTGGCGACCAAGCATAACAGTCTTTCTCCCAGCAACTCCTGTAGCTGCTGTGGTGGTGAAGGTATCACCAGTGAGGGCAGAGAAGGCATCAATTATCTTGTTAGCATCCAAATCTTTATAGGCCCAGGTGACAGAAACTTCAGATACACTGTTAGCTACTTTATATTTTCCACCCATGTTAGGGTCATATTCTACTTTATCTTGTTTTACCTTAACTTCAATACCAGCAGCATCAATATCAGAGTAGATAGAAGGTATTAAAACCCTATCTGCATCTGTAGCTGCATCAGAATAAAAGAGACTCTTTACATTGGTTACTCTTACAGCATCAGAGGCACCTGTATAACCACCAGTAGGATAAGCTACAAGATAAACCTGTGCTGGTCCTACAATTTTCTTACTTTGATTTAATGTTCCTACAACTGCCATTTATATATCCTTTATAAAATGTTTTCTTCTATAGGTAATTCTATTTCTACCTTATTTTCTACTACTGTTTCTACTTGTTTAATTTCTTCTACTGCTTCTACTACCTTAACACCTGGAAGGGCAAGATATTTATCTACATCTGATTCTATTACTTCTATTTCTTCCATAAGAGGAAGCCATAAACCTTCAATAAGATAATTTTCTATTGTTGATATCAATTTCATTCTATTACTCTCTTATGTAAAATATTCTATTTCTAAATCTAATGAAGCACCACAGATTTGACCTTGGCTTATTTGTTCATTAGCCCATTGGATAGACTGTCTTTCAACATATACAGCTAAACCATTTAATGTTCTATCAGCTTTAATAGCATCAGATATAGAATTAATAACAGGAGAACAGACAATAGAAGCAGGACCACCTAACATTCTTAATTCAATTCTTAATGCTAATTTCTTCTTCTCACTATTACTTGAGCTATCATCATAAATAAACTCTTCTCTAACTGGATACACAGCTATAGCAGGTAGGTCTGAATATATAAGGTTTAGAGGCTCATCATTATTTATATTTGTTATAGAATAGGTAGATACAGCAGATGTTATATCTGATATTACCTGTGCTATAATTGCTACATTGTTTGTAAACATTAATTAGCCTTACTTATATACATTTTTAATTCTAAACCATTATTTAATGTGATATACTTGTTAATTTTATAATTAATATCATCAATCAATATATTATCATTATTCTTTATTGTGCCTAATGAGCCTGTAGCTATTGTAAATGTTAGAGAAGTATCATTTACAGCATATTGCTTATTATTCATCTGTAAGGCTTCTGTAGGTTCATTAAATAGAATACCATAGGTGGTATAACCATTATATTCAGCCTTGATACCAGCCTTTTTCATTACATATGTTAAATGTTTGCTAAATAAGTCATTCATATTCATAGATAACCTCTAAAGATAAAAGCCAGCACCAGTTTTCAGGTGATACTGGCTTTTATTTAATCAATTAGCTATTAAGATAACTTGAAGTTACCACATTTAGCAAAAGCATTAGGCTGTAATACACCAATGTCTACATACTGGCGAGCAGTAAGAATAGTGATACCTTCAGAGAAGCGAGTTTGAATGTCAACCATAAACTCTGTTGGACCCATTAAGGCAATTTCAAGATTAGAGAAATCACCAAAAATTAATGTGTGGTAAAGACTTGAAGCTATTGGAACATTGGTAGAGGTGAAGGCTTTGTAACCATTAATCTTGCCAGCATCAGCAATTGGGAAACCAGCACCACCAGAGAACTTGGCAGTAGTTTCAAGAACACCCATTAAACCAGGGGTAGTAATGAAAGCAGACTTATCTAAATCTACTGCATACTGGTCAACAAGAGCCTTTAGGTTATTAACAGAGGTAAAGGTAGGAACAGCAGAGGCACCAAGATTACCATTCTGGATGCTGGAAGCAGCAGATAGTAAACCATTGACAGTATAGGCACCAGTTACACCATTGATAGCCATGTTATCAATAGCTAAGGCAAACTGTTTAACCATGTCGCCTCGGAGAACTTCCTGGAGGTCAACAATAGATTCTTTCTGGAGTTCATCAGTTAGATAAACAGTAGAAACTAAAGCATGGGGTGTATAGGGAACCTTTACAAAGTCAACATAGCTATTAGTTGGAACACCAGAATCTTCAGCCTTGTTTACAACAGTAGTAGCTACTGACTGGCGAAGATAGCTTAAGCTACCAGAGCCAGAGCGAGTTTTAGCACCAGCAGAGAGACAGACAGCGCGGGCGCGAAGTAGGTCAAGGAAGCCAATATTCTGTTGATAGACAGCATTAGCCCCATATTGACCAGTAGTCATGTTGGAAGCAACAGTATCACCAGACCAGTTATCGGCGCGAGTGAAGAGGTCAGCAGTAAAGGCTCTTTCACCCTTTTGATTAATAACACCAGCTAAACTCTCATCAAGATTCTTAAAATCTCCCTTAATGGCATTAGCTAATCCTCGGTATAACATTTCATTAGTTAGCATGTTTCTATTTTCCTTTATAAGTATTATGCTTTGTTCTTTTGTATTAAGAAGCTCTTTCCTGGCTTCTGTAATATCAGTTGTTCTTGATAGAATTAAATCTATCTCTACTTCAGTTTTTAATTTTTGTGCTACAGCAATATTTCTTAAAGCAAGTAATTCAGTATTAAGTAATTCTGTTTTATCATTAATTTCTAATGACCTTTTATTATCTTCTTCATCTAATTCTTCATTAACTTCTAATGGAGTAGCTTCTACTGGTGTTTCACCAGCAGGTATTTCATCCTCTGAAGTCTCTGCTACAGGCTGTTCAGCCTCTTCTGTGGCTTCTTCAGTAGCCTGGACTTGCTCTAATGCCTCTACAGCAGCTACACCTTCTGTTAGCTCTGTCTCTATGGCTTCTTCAAGCTGGGCTTCATTAACTTCAGCTTCTTCATCTTCTGTATCTGCTCTGCCAACTCCTACAGAGTTATCAGCAGGTAAACCTACCAAGCTTCCTTCATATGGTTGCCATTTGGTTACAAGGAAATCATTAGGTGTATCTTCTAATTCAGCTTTTCTAACCTTATAATCAAGGATTCTATAACCTATAGAAACATCAGAAATAATACCATCTAAAATATCTTGTCTTACAGATTGGGCATCTGCTCTACCAGAGAAATAAGCATCACCTCTTAATTTCTTTGTATCAGAATCTAATCTGATATTCTTTAATCTTCCAACAGGTAATGTAGTATCATCATGATTAATTAATAGAGGTAAACCATTAGGCATTGTCCTGGACATATCAATATTGTCTACATTGTGTAGTAGTATTTCATTTCCAAAACTTCTTAAAACAGGTGTTTCAGAAGATAAAGACATTGAGATAAAGGTATTATCTTCTTTAGCATTATCTATAGCAAAGCTTCTTACTTGCCTTAATTTATATTTCATCATTTGACCTTTATATATGAAGTAATTCTATTTATCTTGTTTAAATTATTCTTTTATACTGTCTGGAGAGACATTAGCAGGGGCAGGAGAAGTTAAAGCTTCTCCTACTACATCCTTTGGTGCTGGTGTTAGCTGTGTATTCTTTGGTAGAACAGCTAATGTAATACCCTTTTCATTCTCTAATTCTTGTTCATGCTTGATATCATCTAAAATATCTGAATAGGTATAACCATTATCAGCACAAATCTTTGTTCTACTCATTGTTCTATTGTTAATAAGGGTTTCTTGTGCTAAAGCTTCTTTAACAGGGTCAGCAAAGGCAAATGGAACACCTGTAAATTGATATTGTTTATAGAAGTCATAACTTTCCATGACTGGAGGAAGGTCTAATGCTCCACTCGCACAGGCACAATCTAACCAAGATTCAAAAATTGGGCCTAATACCTGCTCAATGAATAGCTGTTGCTTCTCAAGGTAAAAAGCCCTTTCAATAATGAAAGCTGCTCTCATGCTGCTAAAGCTGGTGTGTTCAAAATCCAGAAATAAGCTATTGCTGGAAATGCCAATACCTGTAGCTATTTCCATATTCATAGCTCTTAAGAAGCTGGCAAAGGCTGTTGAGGGATGTTCTGCCTTGATATAATCAGCATCAACACCAGGAGGCAGAACCATACCCATTCCTGGCTCTATGGTGGTTTTCTTTGGTCCAGATGGAATGATGGTCTGTAATGCCTGCTCTTGTGATAGTTCTAAATCATCAGGTTGGGTTTGCTTATATTTAATAAAGGCAGAAGCTTCAATTCTTGCTGATATTAATTCAGCCTTCTGATATTCTTCCATCATTCTAACCTTATTCATTACAGAAGCTATCATAGGAACACCTCTTGGCGCTCCAATCATGTAAGGTTTAAAGGAATGAATTATATGCTCTGCTGGTTCATAGATATATTTAATAAATCCATCTCTGGGGTCATGTTGGGTAATACAGTAAGATAAGGGTTTACCATCTTCATTCTTCAAGATGCCCATATTATAATTTTCATGTTGGGTTACAATAAGCTGTTCAGCATGTAATAATTGACATTGAAAATTATATTTACCCTGATATCTCTTTCTTAATAATATTTCTCCATCAATACAAAGAGATTGAACCATTAAATCTAAAGCATCATTAAGGCTATATTGTCCTGTAACCTCAAAGTTCTTTCTATTACAGAAGTCAGACCATGCTTCTTCTATTTGCTTTGATACCTTTGTATTAATGCTACCTTTTGAATTAGGAACAGTAGATTTAAAGCTAAATCCTTTAGAACCTACAATATTATCCTGACATAAAGATACAAAGTGTGATATAACAGGACTATTTCTATATAAGTCTC